AGACGTGTCATTCTTCGTCTTGCTACCCCGGCGACCCACACGTGAATCCCGTTCAGCAATACTTTGCTGCAAGATGCCAGCGTCACCCAACTGAGGTGACTCTGACAACTGACTGAACGAAGAGTTTGATGAAACCATTACGACCTAAATCCTGACAGTGAATCGTTTAGCGGCTCAGTCACTCGTGCACCGATACGCCCTTGTGCCTCAAGCGGCTCACCTCGAGACGGTGTACCGAACTCCGCTTGTTCTGTTGGAACACCTGCTTGCGGTATTCCTGCACCGTCTACCGGAGCGAAGTCGCCAGAGTTCCCGGCATCGGGGCCATTGGGTGACTCAAGCGGGTTCTCCGGTGCACCTTCTTCTAGGGCTGCGAGGACATCATCGATTCCGATTTCCTCTGACGCTACCCTAGCGTATATCTGCATCATCTCAGGCGATTGCATGACCTTCCACTTCATGATGCGCTGGATAACTTCATCGGCGTTCTCCACCTTGAGGAAGTCCTCGAGCACAGTCCACGGGTCAAGCAGCTGTTGGGTGTAGTAGTTGAGTCCGAGCATACCTCGACGGTCATCTCGAGTCGGGTCTACCGGCTCAAGGTCTACGTTGAAGTGGTACGCACCCTTCCACTCATCAGGGTTGATCGTAACGATCTCTCGACCGCTTGGCTGATCTCCCCACAAACTAACGGGTTCTTCTACCAAATGCTCCATGATCGAAGCTGCACGGTTGAGAAGAGTTGCAGCTTGGCGACTCATCCTCGTTGTGACTGGACGGAACAGTTGGCGAGCCTCACCCATGTGAAGTCCGCTCATTGTTCCAGACGTCATGCCTTCTTCCCTCATACCTTCAATGGCAGGGGAGAATGTATTTTCGGACTGAATTGCTTTCAAGTCCTGTTCATATCGGTCGAGCCAACGTGGAGGCTCAGGCAACTCCATTGGGCGAGGTGCAGTCTTGCCGATGTCGGGGCCTTTGGCAGATAGAACTGCGCCTAGCCCTGCTGCAAGTTCAGTGATGGTCTTGTCAGGGTCATCCGATACGAGTGGAGTCATGCCGTAAAGCTGTGCTTGCCAACTCTTGATCGAGCGAATCCGAGACTCTTCCATCAACTCATCTTCGATGAAGAACAACATACCTCGTGACATATCTTCTGGCTTACCGCCGAGCCACGACCACGGGCCGAATCCAAACTGGAACGGAGCGTACCCGTAGATGTTCTTGATGGCTCCACGCTCTGTGTCGCCGGTCGCTTCGACTGTGTAGGAGACGAGATCACCGTCACCCATAACCATTCGCCAGTTACTCGACCAGTAGATCGTGACCTCTACGTTCTGGAAGTCACGCTTGTTCTTCGGGTTGTTCCAAGTTTGAGGCCACTGAGACTGAAACTTTCGCTTGTTCATCTCGTAGCGTTTGACTACCCACTCAGGGTTAGCCGGTGAGGTTTCGTCGAACACAACAGTGTTCGGGTCTATCGCTTCTACTTGAAAAGCAAATCTCTCTGCCTGTTGTATCTGGAAGTGGTGACGTTCACGCTCGTACTGAGATCGGGTCTTGCCGCCCTTAGTCGGCGGGGTAGGCCACCTGTCGAAATGGAAGAACGGCCCCTCGAGACACCACATGCCCATCATTGCGTGCTTCGCTGCTGTCTCAAGCGGCGGCTGCATATTGTCTGTTGCTATGTTTTCAAGGAAAGCTGACCCCCACTTCTCTAGGCGGTCGGCAACTTCCTGTGCTTGGTTCGTCTTGTTACGTGCTGGATAGCGAACGATTGGTCGATCACTTACAACAGTAGATGCGACACGGTGAACCTTTGCGCCACCCGTGCCGGGAAGAATAGGCTTGAAACGATCAGGGTCAGGCGGGTCTAAGAACGGCTGATACCGCCTATTCACAATGTCCCACATGCGTTTCGTTTCAGTGATGCGAGTGCCGTGGGTTGAGAAGGCGTCGTTCGCCAGTTCTATAACCTCATGCAGCTCTGGTTTCTTCTCTGCATCTTCTCGTGTCTCAATCGCCATTATCGGTCATCCCATCCGTATTCACGCTGATCGGGCATCAATGGTGCACCCGTTGGTCTTAGAGAGGTCGGTCGCATCCATGACCTCGGGGTTGGTTTTGTGTTTCGCACATTTGACCTCAAGTAATCAAGTGCCTGTGACATAGAGTCCACTTGGTCATCGAACCGTGCGTTAGGAAATCCTGCCATTTCAGTTGTGAAGTCTCCCACCCACGGGGCTTGCTCTGGCACGAACAACCTGCCAGCTTCGAGCAGACCTGTATGGCCTACCGCTCTAGTAAATTTGTCACCCTTACCCATCGGGTCGACAGTCCTCAATTCCCATAAACTTGAGTCTACTTCGAGGTCACGAATCACTGATTGCCCAAGTCCACGGTTCTCGATTAGTACCACGTTCGGGCGCCTATCGTCCCGCAAATCATACAACAATGGGAGTAATTCACCATAGCGGCGGCGCGATCTGTCTACAAATGTCAGGTAGTAACCTTGCGGCCCGACGCACCATTCAGTCATAACTGTCCACGATGCGTCGGCAGACTCACCCGAAGCAAAGTCCCAACTGTGCATACGGTACGAAAACTCCGGTGCTCGCTCCATCGGGTAACGCCCGAGTTTGACCATATCGAACACGTTGCCGCCCATAGCGGACGGGTCGCACAGGAACGTCATCGTGTATAGCGAGTTCCCTTTACGCTTGCGGATACCTTCTAGTCTCGAGAGCGGATACTCTTCTGGCCAGTTGGCTTCACCCGAATCAGGGTCGATCGCCGGGGTCATCATCGCCTTGAACCCCATGCCACCGTCAGCTTCGTTCTCAGGGTTAGGCTCACGAGTGTAGAGAGGCCACAGATCAGCGTCACTCCAACGTGTGAGGATGGCGAACCATCTTCCAATTGGAACGTCGTTCGCATCTGTACGCAGCCGGTCGGACATTACACCTTTGAGCCAATCCCTCTGAGAGTTCATGGTCGACGGTGATCTCACGTCCTGCTGGTCAGTAAGGTCATCGGTGAAGATTTCCTCAAAGTGCATACCCTGTACTGCGCCTTCAACACCCACACCCATAAGTGTCGGCTCAGGCCGAGCAGCGTTCTTGCGCTTGATAAACATGGTGGTTCTGTTCCAACCACGGCGCGTATCAGGTTCTATGTGCGGGAATACAAGCTGGTACTTCTTGTTGGTGGTGATCGTCTCTTCGACAGACATTACCTGCTTGGATGCTTGAGCCTCGGTGTTCATAGCGAGACACCTTGCCCAATCGGGATTCTGCCCGATTGAGTATTCGACCCACATACGAATCACTCGTGACTTCCAGAACTCAGGGGCAGCTGAGATCGCCACCTTCTTATCTTCTGGCTTGTCCGATTGGAGTATGTCTACCCACTCCATCATGTGCCGAGCCAGTCGTACATCATGCACGTACATGCAGAAGTATTTGAAGTCTCGTCGTGCGAGTTCTGCTTTAGCTAGTTCCTCGCGTGGAATCGCCTGTGTTGTCATCTACAAATCCTGCCATTTGTTTGAGTTTGTCCTGATCGAACTCGCCCATTGCATTAGCTTGGCTCTCAGGGCTTAGGTTCCCGGCAGCATGATCTGCAAGGCTTTTCGATGGGGGGTCTTTAGCACCGAGCAGTTCCATGAGTAGCTTCTGAGAGGCAGCTTGACCACGCCTAGATGTGATTCCAAGTGCAACACCACGTATCTCTGCAAAGATTAGTGCTTGCCCGAGCGTTACTGCGGTCTTGATCTTGTCAGGATTTTCAACTTTGTATGCGAGCCATTCGTTCTGATCGATACCCGTGATCTGTATAGCGTCTGCCTCGCGCCATGCACGTGCTATCCAGCCGCAGACTTGAATCATCGGGTCACTGGACTCAGTGTATTTGTCACGGAGTTCACCGAACGGGTCGAGTGGCCCCGACGCTTCCTTCATTGAGGGCTGCGCCGGGGTTTTCTTGTCTGACTTTCCAGCCATGATTACCCTTCGTCGACAGGGTTGTTTCGCTTGTGCAGATTAGACCGCTTGTGTCCTGCAAGCCCCGCAGCCGTAGTGTGGTGCTTCGGAGTCTCGTTAGTGTCAGGGTCAGGGCAAGTCTCACAGTCATAGTGAGGGCCATCGTAGTCACAGAGCAATGACATTGGAACAGGCTCGTCTGTGACGATACGAACATCTTCACCAGCCATGATTCCAGCGATTCGCTCGTCTGATTCGGCTTGAAGTTCAGTCAGCACATCTTGTACTTCATCTTCCTGCCGCTGCAATTCAGCGTCGATCTCAGCCAAGATCGCATCGTACGAAGGGCCGCGCCGGTATATGTGGCACTCTTCTCCGCTATCACGCTTGGCGATGGTCGTTCCACCTGAGAGTTCAACGGTCTGCACGTGGTTGTCAGGCCACATGATCGCCATTGAACTAGCGGACGGTGAGCACGCTGTAACAAAGTGTCCTGCAACTCTTGGACGAGTGCGTAGGTCATCTATGTGTGTGGTTGTCATCGGTATCTCCTAATTGATTTAGTAACCCGCGGAGAATAACACAAACGAAAAAGACCCCGCTATAAGCGAGGCCAATTTCTGTGAGTTGATGAGACTCACGGAGAGTACGATGACTTCCCGCTTCGCGCTTCTCTTGTGTCGAAGGGTGCGGGGGCGGCCAAGCGTACCGTGAGTCTTACATCACCCGATGCTGGCGTCAACCTAAATAGGCTTTGGAAACCTTGAATCAGCAGCCATTACTTCTTCCGACGAGCCATGCCTTTTTTGACAGGCTTCTTCTTGCTCTTCTTAGGAGGGCGACCTACCTTTGAACCGTAAGTCCCTTTACCTTTTGGCATCATAAACCTCCTGAGTTTCTAACTACGGCTTTGCGTACTTAGTCTTGACTGCTGCAATCGCATCAGCCCATGTGGTCGTACCGTTCACGCTGTCATGGTACTGCATGTCTAACTGGTCAGCGATGCTTGGGTAAGCAGCAGCACGATACTGAGCGTACTTAGCAGACTGCCCACCATCAGCGATAAGCGCAGTCTCAACCTCTTGGTCGAATGATGCTTGCGCCCACTCGTCAATCGTCTTGTCGTACTCAGCGGTCGTGAGAGCTATCGACACACCATCGACCATCTTTGTCAGGCTAGGATTGTCTGCCTTGATTGATGTTTTCCATTGGGCTAGTGTTGCCATTTATCCTACTCCGTACATGTGTATTGTTCCTGAGTCGATGTTGCCGCTAGAGAACTTGAAACTGATTTCGTCGATAGCAGATGTTGTGTTGATGTAGCCAGAGGTCGGCATGGTCAACGTGTAATCGTCAGAATGTGCGCCATTTCCGTTTGACAAGAAGTGCTTCACGTAGGTTGTGCTAGATGGGTCGTAGAGAGTCAGTATTCCACTTGTCGATTGGTCATTATCGTTGCCTGTCGCCCTTGACCCAATTCGTTGATACGCCGTTCCCTGCGCTTGGTCTGAGCCTGTTTGGTAACCGAGAAGCGCCCCAGTGTTATTTTCTCTCAAATGAGCGTTGAACGCCGCGCTGGTAATCGTTTCGTTGAATCCAGTTTGCCCTGCTGCGTTGACTTGAAAGCCGAAATTTACACTATCAGTCGCAGGGTGCATGTTCACAAAGTGAAACTGGTACTCGTTGTACGTGGCATCAATGCCGGTCGTGAACGATACGGTCGCTGATGCTGACGCTGTTACTGAGGAGATTAGAAAGAGTCCCATTAGCTAACTCCAAACATCTTGATAGTGCCAGCGTCGATGTTGCCTGATTCAAAAGCGAAACTTATCTCGTCAATGGCTGCGGTTGTATTTATATATCCAGCATTGAACATGGTGTTTGTGTATTCATACCCGGTAACTCCGTTCCCAACAGCGGTAAAGTTCTTCACATACGTTGTGCTACTTGGGGCGTAAAGTGTGAGAATCCCTGACACCGATTCATCGGCAGCGTTACCTGTGTCAAAGGAAAAGATTTTCTGATACGCAGTCCCTTGCGCTTGGTCGTCATTCCCATCGTATGTAAGTGCTTGCGCCCCTTCTGTCTCTCGATGGTAAGCGTAAAAAGCAGTCGTGGTCATTACTTCGTTGAAACCCGACGCTCCCGCAGCGTTTACTTGGAACTTGAAATCTACACTATCATTCGCAGGGTGCATGTTCACACAGTGAAACTCATACGAGTCATACGTGCTGTCGATGCCCGAAGTAATGTCAATGCTGGAATCAGCAGACGCAGTATGTGTGGAGATTAGTGTTAGTGCCATTAGGCTTTCGCTATCCCGTACATTTTGATTTGCCCTGCGCCTATGTTGCCTGATGCGAACTTGAAGCTAATCTCATCTATCGCTGACGTTGTGTTTATGTAACCAGCTACTCCGTATTCCATTGAGTAGTTTCCCTCTTGCGAATACTGTGTCCTAGCGACGAAATGCTTCACGTATGTCGTGCTAGACGGGGCGTATAGCGTGAGAACACCTGCCCCCGATTGGTCGCTATCTGAACCAGCATCTTCATACAAACTTTGATAAGCCGTTCCTTGTGCTTGGTCTGCGCCAGTTCGGTAAACAATCCCAGTCACCGTACCAGTCTCTCTGTGGTATGCCCTGAACGATGTGCTAGTAATCGTTTCGTTGAATCCTGATTGACCACTAGCGTTGACTTGGAACTGAAAGTGGACGTTGTTTGTCGCAGGGTGTATTTTCTCGAAGCGGAACTCGTAAGCGTCGTAGGTGCTGTCGATACCGGAAGTGAACGACAGCGTAGACGATGCGCTCGCCGTAGCCGTTGCAATCAGCGTGTGTGCCTCGGTTACAGCACTTGGTACAGCAAGCCCGTTGAAGCCTTCGATTGATGCGTAAGCGACACCGTTGATGCTCGTATACGGAGCCTCGATTGTGTTTAGTTTAGCGAGTGTCATTTACGCCAACTCTATGATCGACATATCAGGATTGAAGTACATAACGTCAGGGGATAGAGCGACTCCAACAACCTGCACAAATGCGCCTGACGTTGTTGGGGCTGTCTGTGTAACTGACCCGCCTGTCTCGGATAAGTAGATCGCTCCGCCTGTCGTCCAGTTCCAAGTGTCGTCCCTGACAAAACCTTGTAAGAGAATTGTCCCGGTCGCCGTGTCGCTGATTGCTGATGGTGCGAATCCGATCGCCCGGGCAGTCGCTACCACGCTGGCGTCGGCTACGACAATTTCCTGCGTAACTGTGTGGATGCAAACGGCGTCCATCGCACCGATCGCTCCACCGGCGAGCATTTCCGCCGACAGACCTGTAATCGTGTGATCTCCGCCTGTCAGAAGCGGAGTATTGATATTTACGCTTTCACCGCTAGCGAGTTCCACATCGGTCGAACCTGTTATTGCGCTCGTTCCGTTTCCCTTGAGGTGTCCGGTCAGCGTAGATACGCCTGTGCCGCCTTGAGCGACGGTTACATCTGTACCGGCTGCGAACGTATCAAGAACAGCGGACTGCGCTTGAACCGAGCCACCAATATCAGCGTCCACAACAATCGTTGCGTCGTAGGCTTGAACAGTCGATCCGATGTCAGAGTCAACGAGTACGGGACTGCCACCCGACGTGGTTCCGGCAGCTAGAGTGAGAGTCGCTTCACCCTCAACGGCTGCGATCGCTTCCGAATCGAGATACT